TTTATATCTTACAGTAATGAAAATTTTTAGAAAGGAGGGTTCACGATGAAAAGTGAATCAATTAACAGCACAATTGCAAAGTTAATCAGCACTAACACTAGCTTGTCCTCTTACTTGACAAACTTGAGTCGGGGTAGAAACGCTACTCCTCCATCTTGGTTGTACGAGTCAAGAGAAGCTAAATCCGTTCTGCAGCAATGGATACCTATTATGGAATCTGCCAATAATAAATCCCCTTTTGGTAAGATTTTCAACCAGTTCGATCTTGGACAGGTCGAGAAATTTGGACCTCAGGGCGCAGTCCCGCCTATTGAGAGTGATGAAGCACAAGAAGTTATCGAGCCTTTGTTTTCCTCTTCAAAGTACGATGATGAAAATGCTTTGAGTGAGTACTTTACCGATGCTCACGCATTCGCAAAGGTGGCGTTTGGTAGTAGATTATGTACTAAGCGTCCTCTCAGCTTCAAATCAGTAGTTGACGATATGCGAGTAAGGGACACATTGTCAACGAACTCTGGGTTTCCCAGATTTACGAGAAGGGATGGAGTGGCACTCCAGGAAATTCAGGACGCACGAACTGGCGTTGCGTATGAATATCCGGCTATAATCTTGTTCCGCCAATATAATGGCAAATTACGACCGGTTTGGATGTTTCCGATGTCCGTAAACCTGATTGAGTTCACCTTCTCACAAGCAATCCAGCAAGCGTTACTTATCTCACCAACGCCTTGGATTCGCGAGTATCTAGCCCCATGGCATGGCTTTGAGTACGTCAAAGAAACTCTAACTAAGCAATGGCATGGTCAAATGATAGTTGGTGGAGACACCACTAAAATGGATGCAAACATGCGTCCCGCCCAAATCAATCTTGTATATCAGATTGTAAAATGGCTATTTCAGAAGTCATATTGGGATGATTTGTATCGCAGTTTAATGCATATCTGTGAAATTCCTCTCTTACATAGCACTTCGGAATATTATGTAGGCGTACACGGGCTCGCTTCCGGATCAGGGTGGACCCAATTGACAGAAACAGTGTTGCAGATGTTTATGGCATGGCACGCCGGAGTTAAAGGCCAGGGAATCGGTGACGATTTCTATTGGATAGCAGATATGACTGCGGAACAAATGGTAGATTACTTGGGCATGTTCGGACTGCCCGCTAATCCAAAGAAGCAGACTGTAAGTAAGGACGAACTCCACTTCTTACAGAGACTGAATCATCAAGAATTCTTTAGTAGAGAATCCGACAAGGTTTTGGGTGCATATTATCCAACTATACGTGCATTAAACAGCATGTTGAACCCGGAGAAATTCCATAAGCCAAGCGACTGGAACTCCGATATGTTCTGCATCCGCAATTACATGGTGCTTGAAAATTGCGTTGATGATCCTTGTTTTGATGAGTTTCTCAGCTTCGTGGTACATGGCCATAGGGATATGATCCCCTTTGCGAAACAATCGGCGTCAAAGTTAAATGAAATACAGCGACGTGCAAGTCTAGTACCAGGTTTGAATCCTTCATATAACCAGGAGAAGCGTGAAAAACCTCTTTC